TGGACTGTGCGGGTTCTGAGACTGCGGGCCCATGCGGTTCCGCCTCGTGTGGCAATACAAGGTATAAAACCATGACTTTTAACGTTACTAAATCGGCTGCGTACAACGGTAAGGCATGCGATAAAATCAACGGGTCGACGCGCAAGGTATCGTGCGGTACGGGAGTGTGTCCGGTTAACTGCGCCGGGTATTGGACAACCACAACTTGTAGAAAGAAAGGCTCTTCGAATAGAGGCATACAAAGTTGGTATGTAGTAACAACTAATCGTTACACACGCACTAAAGATGCAGCACACGGTGGTGATAATTCATGCCCATCCAATGGTAAAACGACGACGTCAGAAAAGAAGTATGACTCTTTAGGTAAACCTAATCTAAGCGATTGCTAACACAAAAAATTGCGGGTGTATTGAGTGACAAATTAAGAAATTTTTGGTGGAACACCTTTACATTTCACTTTCACGTGCACGTCACAATTCGACGCACGTGAAAATGGATCCCTTCGAAAGCCCCCCACCACCCTCCAAGCGCGCCCGCACGAGTTACGTGTCTACCGGTCGTGGCAAGGGTGGTAAAGGTCTCGGTAAGGGTGGTATGAAGCGTCACCGAAAGATTTTGCGTGATAACATTCAGGGTGTCACCAAGCCAGCCATTAGGCGTTTAGCTCGCCGTGGTGGTGTCAAGCGCCTGTCTGGTCTCGTGTATGACGAGACCCGCGGTGTTTTGAGAATATTTTTACAAAACCTGATCCGTGACGTGGTCACGTACACCGAGCACGCCCGTCGAAAGACTGTGAGTGTCACGGATGTGTTGTACGCGTTGAAGAGGCAGGGTAAAACTTTGTATGTGTAATAATAAGATGATAACACAAAAATTTTATTTTCTCGGCCTCAAGCCATCTCGTGGTTTGCTCACTTTGGTTGACAGGCAACAGACCCCCCGTTACATGTGTTTTCGTGAACTGGTCCACGCGGAAGGATGTAAAAATTTTTTAAATTACTACCGCAAGGAGTACGATAACTGGCCGCACTTAGATTTTTCTGTGGGTGACATGCGTTTTCTCACACCGGATAAGTCCGACCATGACCTCGTGATCCACACATTCACTGAACGTGAGATGGATTTCATAGCCATGTATTCGAGTTCCGCATTCATCGTGATTGACACATTCATGGTTGAAAATGATCGCATGAATTTTGACGGGGACGAGATGGACCCGGTGTTGAACAAGCACATGTTCGTGGTTCAACTCGAGACTAGTTTGAAGATTGTTTAAAATTTGTTCGGTGATGCCAAGGTTTTGTTCCAGTCTCTTTTGATTTCGTTGGAAAGTTTTGCGATTTTGTCAATGAGTTTATCCACGGTTTTCCAGTCACGTTTCTTCATCGCCTCGTCGTGTTTGTTGAACATCTTGTTGAGGCGTTCTTGTTTTTTGATCGATTTTTCAAAGGCCCGGTTGATTTCTTGACGTCTCTTTACGAGTGACAAATACTTCATGGGCACACTTTGTTTGTTTGAGTTCGGCATTATATATGCTATGGTTGAAGAATATATTTTTTACATGTGGGATTTTCACATCTAAAAAATACAATCCTCCTTCCGTGGGTTTCGATCCCACTACTTCTCGGTTAACAGCCGAGCGCTCTTCCGATTGAGCTAGGAAGGACTTGGGGTCTCCGACCTACCCGATTCGAACGGGTGACAAATGGAGTTTCGTGAAGGGTGTGAACCCTTCTATTAGTAGGCCACTCGGTGCTACAATCCACTGCTCTTCCAACTGAGCTAAGGCCGGTCGGGATGTTTAAATATATTTTCTACTCTTTAAGTAGATGATAGCTCCTTTGGTTGTCACCATCACAATATGGTTGATCGTGTTCATCCTGTACGTGCCCAGGGATTTGTCTTACGATTGTTTCCTACTCACCCTTCCCGAATCGGCTGAGCGTCAGAAGACATTCTTCAGGCACTTCAGTAAGCACGTCCCTATCACGGTGGTGCACGGGCACGACACGAAGAAAGTGGAGAATGCTCGAAAGTTTGAAAAGTATGTGGACCCGAAGTACTTGGAGAAGGCGATCGAGATGTCTTACGATCCCACGGTGATCCGCCCAAACATCACTTACTTCAACTTGGGTGCCATCGGTTGTATGTTTGGCCACTTGGACGTTTTCAAGCGTGCGCAGCAGCGAGGGAGTAAATATGCTTTGGTGTTTGAGGATAACACCATCGTGCGAGCGAATAGATTTTACCGTCAGGTTGAAAAAGTGATTGACAAATTAGGAGATGACTTCGAGATGGTTTTCTTCCACTGTTTGTCTCGCCTCCCTGACCCTAAGGATGACGCCGGTGACAAATTAGAACGCGTCAAGTGGATTAGTTCCACGAAGTGTTACTTGGTGCACGTGCCTAACATGACAAATTACATAAATCTATTCCTTCCCATGAACAATCACGTGGACCAGAAGGTTGAGGATTTGATCAAGGCTGGTGCTCGCGTGTATTATCGTGACATGCGTGGATACTTGAAGATAAACCGCACGGTGAATAGCACGATTGGCCACAATCAGCACCACCGGCCCGATTTTTACTCCAAAAACTACCCCGATGCCACGCGTAAGTCGTTGAAGTATGGATACTAGGCGGCCAATGACATGAAGCCTTTGTCAAAGTCGAACGTTTGATATCCGGTGTAGTACATGTGCAGTGAGTATGTGTTTGATATTCCTGGTTGGAGTTTGCAGTCGAGGACTGTTTTGTCTGACTGGAGTTGATCGAAGGCCAGGCTTCCCGATGGGTCCACGTTGACTGGGTTCATCGAGAAGCTGTACGTGTAAATATTCCTTATGGGCCTGGACAATCTTTTTTGGAATGGCTGGAGGTATTTGTAGAACACGTGATCTGTGGACGTGATGTCTGGGAGTGCATTTCCTTGGATGAAGAACTTGGCGTCTAGCATCACTGGTGAGAAGAAGGTGTAGAGTTCGTCAAAGTTTACGTTACTACTAAAGTTAAATCTGTTATTGATGTAAAATTTTCCTTCATCTGTTTCTCCATCTTCCTTGATGGTTCTTCTGTTTTCGAACCTGTTATCGCGGAAGAACCAGTGGATGCACTTGACTGGAATTTTCGGCACGAGGCCTAATTTGATGTTGCTTCCAAGTGTCACGTCTTGAAGTGAGGGGTGTTTCACGACGAGATCTGTCACGAGCCTGTAGGGTTCTCTCATGAAGTACAATCTTTCCTCGGGTTCGAGTGTGATTTCTTCGGTGATGATTTCGAAGCTCTGGAGGCCCAACGTGGATGCTGTGTTTGAGAAAAAGTTTTGATGGTGGAACTCGAATTCGAATTCTATGTTTTGTTTGTGGCAAGCGCACGCTGGGAAGTAAGGTCTATTTGGTTGATTGGTTTCGTGTTCGTCTGCGGCATACTTTCTTCCGAAGAAGAAATGCATGGGTACGATGAGGTCTGATTTGTATCGTGCGTAGGTTTCGTTGAGTTCACTGGCGTCGAAGGCGATGCTTCTGTTGACTAAGAACCTGTTGGCAACTTTCTCCGACATCTCCAAGTAGAGTTCGTCGTAGATGACCCCCCAATCATCGTGAATTTCTTCCACGACGAGTTCGTCCACACGCATCCTGGCGACCCGGACGAGGTGTCTTCCGAGTTGATCTGCGTAGTTCTCACCCGAGTTCAGTGCTGGCATGGTCACGCTGAGGTACATGTTGGCCAACAGGTCTCCCATGTTTTGTGGTGACATGCGCACCTTGATTGTTTGGCCGAAGGGCCAGTCAGGTGGTGCCTGTGGTGGTTTGAGTACGTTGGTTACTCTGTGAAACTTTCTAAAGTTGGAGTGTTGCCTCGAGTTGTCATATTTGAACAGTGAGTTTTCCGGATCACAACTAAGCAGGTAGGTGTCTTGGTGCCCGACGGCACTTAAAACTACTTCAGCAGCTTCACCACCCATTACTGTTAGATTACAAATTATTTATATCTCTAATCCACAAGTCCACGTGTGACATTTTCTGCAGTCGTTCATATTCAGCTTTTGATTTTTCCGCATCCTTCATGAGATCGTCCACGGCCTCAGCTGTGTACTGCCAGGTTTTGATGTCCAATAGGTAATCGAATTTTCCGTCCACCATAGGAAAGTGATGGATCATTTCTTTTTCGAGATCCTTTCTTGATCTTTTGAAAACTTTCAACTTTCCTTCGATGACCATGTGGACGAAGGCGGCCTTGTGTGTGCATATCCTCAACTTTTTCTCATGTTGTTGGAGATCGTGAGTTTTCCTCTTCTTGTAGTAGTCGGCCCTTATGGCCACGAAGTCACGAAGTATTTGTTCTGGGCTGTGATACTTGTGGATGCCTTTGGTTGGGTGGAAGAGATGCATGTTTGTCAGATGGATGGATTTGGAAAGTTTGAAATCCTTGACGACATCATCTCCTTCGTAGCCTTCTATGTCAAACTTGACTTCATCCGTGGTTGAGTTGTTGACGTAGGATGAGATGATTTTCTTTTCCACCATGGTGTCTAACATTTCTCTGAAATCCTGTGTCCACCGGCCCGGAGGGAGTTCTGTGATTGTGATTTTCTTTGGCCATTTTCTGTAGATGCCTTCGGCGACCCATGCGTTGGTGAGATCTGATTTGGTCATGGTGCCCTTGAACCCGCGGTAGAAGGGTTTCATTTCTTTGGTTTCCAAACCTTTGAGAATTTTCGTGATGTTTTCTTTGATGTCTTCTGGGTCGAAGGGTGGTATGAATGAGCTGTACCCAGTGCCGATGCCTTCAGTGCCATTGATGAGCACCGTGGGGAGCACGGGAACGAAGTATTCTGGTTCGACAAGTTTCCCATCGTCGTCCACATATGTGAGAACTGGATCATCAGCACTGTGAAATAATTTTCTAGCTTCCGTTGCTAACTTGGTGAAAATGTACCTCGTTTGTGATGCGTCCTTCCCACCCATGAGGCGTGTTCCGAACTGCCCACATGGGACCAAAAGGTTAATGTTGTTCGACCCCACGAAGTCATTGGCCAGTTTCACGATGGTCTCGGCCAGTGATACTTCTCCGTGATGGTAGGCTGTTTTTTCACTCACGTAGGCTGCGAGTTGTGCCACCTTCATTTCATCCTTGAGGTTCTTCATGAAGCACGCGTACAGGACTTTCCTTTGTGATGGTTTGAAACCGTCGGCCACGTGTGCGATGGATCTCTTGAGATCGGCCAAAGAAAAGTTGACCAGATCTTTGTGTACAAAGTCACCGATTGACAGAGTGTTTATGTTCCCGTACGGCACTTCCAATTCACTTTTTTCTTTGACTGTATTTTCCAAAAGCCACGATTTTCTATCGTCCGCTTTCTTCTTGTCGAAGGCCAAGACTATGGATTTATCAGTCATGATGTCTGCGTCGAACATGACTGTGAGTTTTTCAATTTCCTTAAAGTACTCTCTGGCTTCCGCGGATGTCGATGTGCCTAGACCCTTGTAGTATTTGATTTTCCACGCAGCCTTACCTTGGCCGTACCAAGTTCTGAATGCACTTTCGGTGTAGAATGACATGGCATCCTTCCCTTTGGTGGCTTTGATGATGGGGGTCACCATGCTCACGACAAAATTCAGCTTGAGTAGGCTTGGCCAGAAGTAGTGGAACATGTTGAGTATGAGGCCTTTGATGTGTGACCCATCGTGATCGGCATCTGTCATGATCATTAACCTTCCATATCTGAGATCATTTGTGTTTTCGTAGATTTTTCCTTGTTGTAATCCTAAAATTTTTTTGAGATCATTGAATTCCTGGTTGGCCGTTAACATGTTAACGGATGCATCCCTGACATTTTTACATTTCCCTCTGAGTGGGAACACGCCATAGCTGTCCCTTCCCACGACTGATAGTCCAGCCACGGCGAGTGTCTTGGCCGAATCACCTTCGGTGATGATGAGAGTGCACTTGGACGACTTGGCCGTACCTGCCCAGTTTGCATCATCGAGTTTGGGTATTCCAGTGATCCGTGATTTCCTCGCACCCCCGTCAGTCTTTTTGAGTTGTTGGAGTTCTTTGTATTTTGAGTAGGCCGCGAGTTCATCTTGGATCCCAGTTTTCAAGGCATTTTTTATGAAACTCTTGGAGGTTATTTCAAATTTGCTGCCAAAGTCTTGAGCCTTTGATGTGCATTCCGATTTCACCTGCGATGAGAAGGTTGGATTTTCTATGGTAGCCTTGACGAAGAGCGTGAATGCATTCTTCACCTGTTGTGGTTTGAGTTTGAGTTTCTTGGCCATGTCATCTATGATTCCGGCCGCGATCACGGATGCCACGTGGTCCACGTGTGTTCCACCTTTCGTGGTGCATATCCCGTTGACAAAGCTCACTTGTTGAAACCCATCTTGTGAAGGCCCAATGCACACGGACCACCTATCACTGTTGAGTGTGGTGACTTCCGTGACCCCTTCGTGCATTTTGGCATACTTTTCGAACGACGATTTTGGTAAGGGTTCACCTTGGAACTTGACTTTGCAGTTTTGTCCGGTACAGACGTTACAGTCCCAGACCCTTTTTTCAAAAATTTTGAACACGTAATCATTCATCTTGACCATCCTAAACTTGGACCAATCTGGTGTGAATTTGATGGTCACCTGTGAAGAGTTGGCTGCATGTTTTTTTATTTTTGCTTCTTGGCACACAGTCATGTTGTCCGACCAACTTTGTGTATATACTTTGTGTTCGACCCCATCTTTGATTTCAATTTCAAATTTCGTGGAATATATGTTTGCCAGTTTGGCCCCATATCCATTCCTCCCCCCGACAATTCTTTTTGTGGTGTCGTCGTAGTTTGTGCTTGTCAGGAGGTGACCGAAGACGAGTTCGGGGTTCCACGCCTCGCATTTATCGTTGTACTTCACTGTGAGCCCCCCGAGTGGGCCGTTGTTGGTGACTGTGATGGACCCTTCTTCCTTGTCCACGTGGACGGATATGGCCGTGACGTCTTTAGGGTGCAGTGAGTGACGATCTATCGCGTTGACTAAGATTTCGTCGAACACCTTGAGGAGAGCCGGAGGATAGGATATGAGTTCCTTCGTGAAATGTTCTTTATCAGGTGAAAGGATCCAGTAGAGTTCGGTTGATGGTTCCACGGGACCGACATAACTATCTGGCCTTTTAAGAATATGTTCGAGGTGTGAGAGTTTTTGAACTTCTTCTTGCATGATGCGTCATGAAGTGAAGACTTTGATTTCATTAAGGGGGTGAAAAAAAAA